TTCAGTTTCTTTAGCCTCGATCTGTCCTTCATTGATTTCAGTGATGTCACGTATGTATTTTCTTTGTAAATCAATTTTTTCTTTAACGAGCTCAAGGTTATAATTCGCATCCTTGATTTCCTCCTTAAGCTTACCAAGCTTATCTTTAAGAATACTATTCATTTTAGAAAAGATATTGATGTCCAATAGATCTTCAATTACTTCTCTTCGATGGCCAGCGTTTAATTGCATAAATGGAATAAACGATGACGAGCCAAGTACTACAATTTGATGGAATGACTTATGGTTAAGTTTAAGAATATTTTGTTCTAGATACTTCTGGTAATCTCTAGCATTTGATGCCTGGTTTATCATATTACCATTTTGCCAAATCTCAAACTTACCAGGTGATATGCCACGCAAAATTCTAAACTCATGCATACCAACTTCAAACTCTACTTCTACAATAGCACCTTTCTTATTAACACTATTGACAAGCTGATTTTTATTGATTGCTCTATGTGGCTTACCAAATAGACCATAAGACAATGCATCTAGTAATGTCGACTTACCAGCACCATTTTGTCCTACTATAAGAGTAGATGGAGAACGATTCAACTCAATAACAGTTTCATTGTTACCGGTAGAAAGAAAATTCTTCCATCTTACTGACTTAAACCTAATCATAATACCTCGCTATTCTGCGCTTCAACGTATAGGCTTCTCATTAGCCCTTTCATACGCTCTTTATCTAGTTCTGTATCAACGGCTTCAACATACGAGTCGAGAAGCTCAGTGGTATCCTCAACAGAGATACTTTCATCAACCACATTAGCTCCTACAAACTCATCAAATGTCTCAGCAATCTTCAATTCATGGATATCTGTCTGCTGGATACGATCAATAAATCGATCAAACATAAAATGATCTGCTTTACTAACAACAATAACCTTTACAAACTTATCTACGAATTCCGACGTATCATAACTATTATAATCCATTTTCTCATCATTGTAAAACACTTTTTTGTAAATTGTGTAATTACATCTGACTGGAGTAAGTTCACGTGTCTCTGTATCGATTACATGAAAATATTTAGGATCACCAGCATCTGACCAGTTGAATTCGAACTGTGAACCTAGGTAATGAATATTGTCTTGGTGCGACTTAGTATGAAAGTGACCACTCATAACAAGTTCAAATCGTTTGAATACATTTCTATCCATACCATGCGTGTTAGTCACACCGCGCATCATTTCAAACCCTTCAAGTTCTAAATGAGCACCAACCCAATGAGCGTCGCAATTCTTTAGAAACTTAATAGATTCTGCATAGTTCTCATTATTTATCCAAGGGATACATGCAATCTTTAGTCCATCGTAATCCATAACTTTAGGTTGCATCATGATATTAACGTTTGAAGTGTAATAACCAAGTAGTTCTTTTAGTGAGCAAAGGTCATTAGTATTCTTAAAGAACACGTCATGGTTACCAGGAATGATGTCCATAGTAATACCCATTTCTCTCATGGGCTCAAGAAACATCTTTCGATTCTGGTTTTGTGCTTTGAAATTGATAAACTTACGATGATCGTAATAGTCACCAAGATGGAGTATCTGTTTAATGTTATGCTTTCTCAAATATGGAAAGAATTGATCTTCATAAAACGTTCTCTGATACTCTAAAAAAATGTCTGAGCTATTTCTGATACCTGCGTGGGTATCATTCAAGACTGCGATTTTCATGTAGTTTAGGCTCCCATAAAGAGTTCAAGTGCCTTTGGCTTCTCTTTACTCTTTTTCTTTTCATCTTTGGCAAACTCTTTAATAGTTGCATCATTATGACGTACAACCGAAATACGGTCTCTCAATTGGTCTACGAAGGCCCTTGTAGCAGAGTCAGCGGCTGCTGCGCCATCTCCATCCATTTGGAATACAAAGTCTTCGATTCCAGCCTTTTCTATATATTTGAACTTAATGTCTTGCTGTTTCTTCTCCTTAGCTAGTCTTCGAAGAAACGCGTAATAACAAATTTGAGTAAAATAAGCAAATGCATTTGGATACCCAGTTCTTGTTTGCGCTTCAATATTGTAATTGGTAATTGCTTTTAGACAGTTCTCTACCGCATCCATAACCATCTCTTCGCGATATGTATAGCGAATAAAATTAGCCTTGTGTGACAAGCCTTGTGCGATCTTGAGAAAACATTGCGCAATATAATCCGGTACAATTGGTAATTGCGTACCTTCAGCTTCCGCTGCTTTCACCGTTTTGACATAGTCTACTACGGCGAGTGAAAATTCTTTGTTGTTAACGTAATGTGGTTTTTGTTTAGCTTTCATCATTTACCCTTTTTCGAAGATGAGGCCAATCACCAGTTTCCCAGGCCTGAATTAGATTATCAACATTGATGTTGTATGTTTCTAATAGAGGTCGATGAAGTTTTAGATAAGAAATCCTATCCTCATCATTGTTAAGTGATTGGAAGTTTTCATAATGACCTTGTAGTTCCATATTGTCTCCTTTTCTATTATGATATTATTATATCACAACAAATCAATTTTGTAAAGGAAAAAATATTGATTTTATTGAAAAAAACAGTTTACAAACGTCAAAAAGTATGATATAATAATAGAGTAGGTTGAGAGGGGGAATATACTATTTCTCAGTGCAGCAACTGTTTCTTAGCAATAGTTGACATAAACTCATCATACTGATCAGCATCGAGAGTGGTGTCATCGTCGTCATCATGATCTTCATAATGATTTTTAAGCTGTAAGCACATTCTTATATATCTCTCTTTCACTTCGTCTTCAGCGTACGCATGTGAGATAACATGTGTCATATTGACAGTTACTTTGTTTTGAGCATTACCCAATGGTTGCCAATCACTAAACGCAAATGCGTGCGTATCTTTCATAACGCGCTTATGTACCTGCAATGGAAACTCAAGATAAACCTTATCATCTTCAGTCGACGACACAAGTGAAATTATCTCTTCACCAGAAGATAACTTAAAAACTCTAATATCTATGTTATCTAATCTATATGTCATGGAATAGGTATCTCAATTATTTTGAATTTGAATTGCTCTTTACTATATATTTTAATTCTTTCAGCCGCATGTAAAAGAGTGTAGTTTTTAGACGATTTCCAATGGAGATCATCTGCAATGTCATAGAGTGTCGTGTCTCTTCCATCATCTGACTTACGCAATCCACGCCCAATTGACTGTAAAACTTTAATCTGACTTTTCGAGGGAGAAGCGAATATGATATTATGCAAATTGCGAATATTGATTCCAGTACTAAAAGTTCCGAGACTAGCCACGATAATTGCATTCTTCTGTTCCTCAGTAATCTTACGTATGTGCTCACGCGTGTCTGTGTCTGTTTCTCCTGATACGTAAAATATCTTTCTTCGTTTGTGCGCCCTACTATTTATCATATCATAGAGTGGTTTACCATGCTTTTCGACATATTGAAACAATACCAACGTGTTACCATCTTGGTCTAAAGCAAGATTAGAAATAAAGTTATTACGATTCTGATACCTTACAATCCAGTCGACTTCATCTTGATACTTATATTTGTTTACTACTTTGCATAATTCGTCTTTGTATTTTAGCAATAAGACCTTAATATCTAATTGAGCAAGGTTTCCTTTATCCATTAGATCTTTAGTTGAAGTGACATAGTACGCTGGGCCAAATAAACCTTCAAGGACAAGCTTATGAGTTTGAGTACCATCTAATGTACCTGTTGTGCCAAATCGATATTCAGCTTCTCTCATCTTTGTCAATATCGAGGTAAGTGATTTAGCTTTGAAGTTATGAGCCTCATCACCAAATACACATCCAAACTGTTCAAACCAAGTACCTGGTAATTTGTAAATTGATTGCCATGTTGATATAATGACTTCTGGCATTTCACTCTTTTTAGGAGCTCCAGAATATATTCTTTGCACTGCACTTGAATCCCAATTATCATCAGTTTTTCCATAGTCTTCAAAATCAGTATACATTTGTTCAACCAACGAAGTAGTTGGTACAATAATCAATACCTTCTTTTTGTGATTCATCAAATACCATCTCATCAAGCAATAGATGATAAGTGACTTACCAGAAGCAGTAGGAGATATAAGCATACCTCTTTTATTACGAAGACCGTATTCAATTGCTCTTAACTGATATTCTCTTGGTTCTAGAGTTAGTTTAATGTCATTCATAAACGACATATCTGGCTGAGTTTGCTCATCCGGGTATCCATACCACGTATCGTGCTCTAGTTCTAATTCATAATCACGTCCTTCGGCGTTTGCAAACTCTTTGACATAGGCATACAACCCAGCATATAGTTCTCTTGTTTGAGAATTGTAAAGTCTAATTTTGCCATCCCATACTTTATTTCTGTAAGCAGGCATAAACTTATATCCTGGCACGTAAAAAGTAAAAAAGTCTGTAAGCTCATTCAACACTGACGGCTCAGAGTCGACGAGCATCATGGCATGATTCTTTTTCTTTACAGTGATTTTGGTTGTCATTAAACGCCTGAAGTAAACTTCCGCCATTCAATCATGTTTTTGATAGATTGATGACGCCACTTAATAGTATCAATTATCTCTTTAAGAGTATCGTTTATTGTATTTAAGTACTCTATCTGAGCTTGCGCATCTTGGATTTCTTTATCTGAATCATAATAGTAGTCCATATCTCCTTTAAGTACTTTCAATCCATTAAGCGGGTCGTAATCCCAACCTTTTGTTTGTATCTCTTCTTGACTCATTTTACCATTATACCACAGCCACTTATCTTTAAGAAGAGACTTGAAGGCCAAGTCTTTTCTTTTAATCTGAAGTTTGTTAGTAGAATAGAGTTCGAGATACTTAGAGTGAAGTTTTGCGTTTTGAATAGTCGCAGCGTCCAAATTGTTCTCGTCAATTTGGCAGTCTTTTTTCCACATTTCGAAAATTTGTTCAAGTGTCATAGTATAACCTTATTCAATCATTATGTTATTATATATCAAGCTCCTTTTGATACAAACTTAAAATAGTCGTATTGGAATGATACATTTGCTGTCAAGTATGTGACATCAGTCTGTGTTACGTCAAATGGTAACGAACTCAAATTGATTGGAAGGGCATTTATAAACTGCAATTCTGCTAATACATTGTTATGGCTACTTAAAATTTGAAGAGTCATATCTCGTGCTTTACGAACTCCTTCATCTTTTTCAGTAACAAGACCAACAATCCAATCATGAATCTCTTTATAGTTTAAAAGATATTCGTCAATAAGAAAAGTCATATCAAAAATACCGTATTCAATCTTATCTGGTGCTTCAATAATATTCCTATTGCGTGTTTGAAAAATAGCCCCACTTACTTGCATATCTGGCAAAGCAATTGTCTGGGCCATAAATTGTGCGTTCTTATATTTTTGAGAATCAATCACAAGCTTAAACGCAGTAGGATTTACAAAGTTCATTGATGCTTGTGGAGTACCACTAGATATTTCAGCAAAATTTACGTTAGCGTTATAAGGCATTGTCTAAATCCTAATACTGTCATATA